GAGTTTATTAGTTCTTTTAGCAACTATACCTTTTTCATCTCTATCTAATTCTATTAACTCATAAGGGTATTCTTTTTCTTCAATTCGTTTTTGCTGTTTACTTAAAATACCTTGAGGAAATATTGATGCTTTTCTATATGCAAAAGCTTCAGCAATATTCATTGGTTTTTGAGAAATTCTTAATTGAAATTGTTCTCCATTTAATTCATTTTTCCATTTAGATCTTTCTTCTATAATTGCTTGTACAGCTTCTTCTACTAATGAATTACCGTAATCATCAATGTAAGGGGGCATAGAGTGCTGTTCAGGTATAAACAACCCTGCCATACCTATAGTGCCATCAGCGTCCATTAGATTGGTTTCTACAGCATATATATCATTTGCTCTAGGATTTAAAATCATTTCTTTTAAAGGGTTGCATTGTTGTAAATCTCCCACAGATCCTGCTGCTATAAACATACCTGTTGTCATCATACCCGAAGACATTGCTGGACGCAAGTACTCATATGTATCTGACATCTTTGGTGCTATCCCGGCTTCTTCATGAAAAAAATATGTACATGGTCCCCCTACTCCAGTTGTTGCATTTTTTTCAAATGAACCACCTTGTATTTTAGATTTTAAACCTCTTGCTGTTTTTCTGTTATTTACTTTGACTTCAATTTGTTGTTGCCACAATAATACCTTCTCTGGATTGCTAGGTCTATACCAAGCTGTATGTTCATTAAGAAATGTTTTGTATTCATCTAAAAACTTCCAAGATCCTTTATCATTAATAAAATCTTTAAGTGAAGCGCCCACTTTACATATAGATCCTTCTTCAAACCAGTATTGATTAATAAGTTTACCCATATGAAAATAAGAAGAAGCTATCTGACGTTTTTTAAGTATAGCTGAATGTTTATTAGTCAACTCGGCTAATAACTCATAAAGAGCCATGTGATATTGAGCATCCCTTACTTTAGCAAATCCATAACGCTTTTCTTCTTTATCAAATATTGGTAAAAAATTTAACCACATGTAGTAATCTCTACTTAAGAAAAAACTCTTTGGTCCATCATTGTATATTACACCAACCCTACATTTGTTTTTTTGATCTTCCCAATAGTTAGTAAAATCTTTAGATCTAAATGGAGCATTGCAATAAAAACCTTGCGTATTAAAAGTATTTGCCTCATCATTAAACTTATAAGCTATTTTAGTAAACCCATATTCTCCAGGTTCTTTAAAAATACTTAATATATAACTTATAAATGATTCTTCTGTTACAAAATCAGTTGTTGTCCATTCTCCACTAGTATATGTAGGAATGGTTTTATACATCCGCTACTTCAACTAAAATTGCAAAAACATCTCCTTCTTGAATAAGTAAATGTTCCTCTTCATCATGTGTCATTGACGTAGGTAAACAATGTTCTGTGTATTGAACTACATCACCAATTTTAATTTCTTCTACAGACCTTCCTTTTCCAATTACAGTACCTATACATTCTCTTTTTATTGCCATTTCAGGTAAAATAAAACCTGATTTAGTCATTGTCTCTGCTTTCTTTTGTTTGATCAAAAGTTTCTTTCCTACTGGTATTACTTGTTGTGCCATCGTTGTTAGTTTTTTTTGTATTATTAAATTCTGGTTCATCCCAATAGCAGAAATGCCATTCGGTTTCTTTTTTGTTATTTATCATATTTGATCATAAGCTAATCCTGCTCCACCACGTACTGAACTCTCTTGTTCATTTTTCATATCAGTAAATGCTCCTTTATAAGATTGTCTAATCTGTTCAAATTTAGCAGCAGCATTAATCATAGAGTTCATATTACCGTCTCTACCGTGTTCAATAGGGGTTACCTCCATATACTTAGCTAATCTGTCTAACATAGCTTTAATACCTACGTAAGCCCTAAAGGTAGGTGTTTCATACATTTGCTTACACATATCTACAGCATATCTTATTTTACCATCTTCCGGCGATTCTTCAAGTCCTATCTCTTCTATAATTATATCTTCTTTCTCATGTTCAGGAAGATTAAAGAATGGATTTAAATCTGGATCTGGACAACTTAAATAAAATATATACTGATATACCTGCATGTAAGTATCAGGATAAGTATCCATTATTTTTTTAAGAAACGGTAAAGCATAGCAATGTTCAGAAGGTATAACTTTATTATTTTGTATATCAAATAATCTTACTATCATATGGTTGTGTTTTTATAATGCATCAATATAAGCTTTTACCGTAGCATAGCTATCAGTAACATATATAGGCATAAAATTTCCATTAACATATATCATTCTTACATTTATAATGCTGCCATCTTGTTGATATACTGGTCCAACAGCATCTAAGGAAAGAGGGTTTATTGCAATAAAAGATTCTGAACCCTGTACTATAAATAATGTAGGAGGGGATGTTGCAGGAGTTGTTGATGTTAAATAAACTTGTGTTAATTGTATTGATGCCATTAATTTTTATCTTTTAACCACATCATTAATGAAGATACTTCATCTTTTAAATATGGCAGTTCATATATTTTTACTTCTTCTAAGACCGGCTCACCATTCTCTACTTTTGTGATTGGATAACCATTACTATCTTCCCCTACTTTAACAAATTTAACATGTTGAATTGTTAACTTTCCTATCTTTAATTTAGGGTTGTGCTTTTTAATAATATACGCATAAATACTCAATTGTAAGTTATAATGCTTAAGATTACAATCATCTAAATGGTTTACAGGCTTGTATAATTTTTTAGTTATACCTTCCCAATTAGTAAACCCTTTATCTTTTATTTCTTTGTTTGTTTTGTAATCATGTATATTAATATACCCATCTACCACTTCAACTAAATCTGCTTGCCCACATAAAGACATTGATTTTAAATAAACCATATGTTCAGGATATACTCCTTCTTTAAGTTTTTGTTCTGGTGCTAATTTGATACCTTCTTTAGTTATTAAAGGTTTTATAATAGGTACTTCAACACCATTACGTTCAATAGTTTTAAAGTCTAGCATGTCTGCTTCTCTTTGGTTGTGATACCAATTTCCTAATTTAATAGCTCTTTCAGTTTCATTATCCCAAGCAGTAAGTATTTCTTTTTGCGTCATACCATGCCACTTAGATCTTTTGTTTTTAGAAGATTTTTTAGCTTGACCTTCTCTATCAAATTTAGGTTTAAACATTCCAATAAAGGATGTTACACTTGTCCAGTTTATTTTGTCTTTGTCATTACTTTCATACAAATGACCTTCTTCTTTAAATGTTATAGCCATAATTTTATTTCTATGTTGTTGTTATTGTATAATCAAACGCAGGAATGGAAAAAGAATTTATTATTGTACTAGCTTTTTCAGTTAATAAAGTAACTGCTTCTTCAGCGGTTATTTGACCTTCAGCTAATAATTCTCCTACTATTTCTTCTTTAGTTAATTTTTCCATTTTCTATTTGTTTAATTAATAATTCTTCTGTTTCTTCAGGCATAAGTGAATTCCAATATCCTTTAGGACATTCACTAGATAATGATCTTACTTTAAAAGCTAAACTACATCCGCAGTCAGAGCAACAAGGCTGAGTACCAGGGGCTAAGCAATCCGTTCCTTTTGCATCAAACAATGAACATTTAATACATACTTGAAATCTACTTGTAGCCACTGCTTCAACATGTTCTTTTTTAAACAGATTGTTTTTAATTCCTTCTGCAATTTTGTCAATGTTTTTAAAAGCATCAGTATATTTTTTCCAGGGCTTACTCATTCTTCTTACTTTTAAATTCTTCTTTTCTTAATTTAGCTTCCTCAAGTTTGTTAAGTGCATCAGACATTTCTTTTATATCTTTAATTATGTTTTCACTTTTTGCATAACCGTTATATGTCCTTTTAGCAATGTTACCTAACATGCTTTTGTTTTTCTTTATTGCTGTTTCAAGTTTACCTTTTCTTATTTCAAAAGTTCCTAAACCATCTACATTTATTCTAGGATAAGCAAGTTTAGATAATTTCTTTCTTAGTTTACTATAATAGAAACTTATAAAATCATCTACTACTTGTTGATGAACTCCTACTTCCTCAGCAATACCGTTTGTAAAATCTTTATGTTTCTTAGGATTCACTTCCTAAAATTTTATAGTCTAATAATACTAATCCATTAGATTGAACATTAATATCTTTATTTAAGTCTATGGTTTTTTTATTATTACCATTTTTCTTAATCAATCCTTTTTTCTCAGCTTTTGAAATTGCATTTCTAGCTGATTGAGCACTTTTAAAAATATTTAATTCAGTTAATAAAATACAAAATTTAGATATTTCTATTTTAGGGTTTTTAGCAAGTACAGCTAAGAAATCTAAATCAGAATTACTTATTAATGTTTTTGTAAAAAAACAATAAGTTAATATCTGATATTTTATTGAATCATTTATTTCCACTTTTAATTTAAAATCTACTTTGTTTACTATTGCCATATCTATAAGCTTAATATCATATCAACTAAGTTAGGGTCTGGATAACAATCAGATTTACCTCTTCTAACATTAGTATGTGTTAATAATCCTTTAACTTCTCCTAAGCAAGCACTAATTTGAAATCCAAATCCTTTTGTTGGACCATAAACTTGTATATATTTTTTAAGACCTACTCTAATATCAATCTCATCTCTTTCACCAACATAGCGTATCCACTTTTCAGTTGCTTTTATTTGCTCATCAGAATACTTGTGATAATTTAAATAACCTCTAAATGGTTCTTTTAGTTCTATTACTTGTTCTGGTTGACAGCGAGATCCCAAATAAGTTTTTAAATCTTCATCTAAATAACCCATAGAACAAATCTCTAAACCTACCGAATGTCTATTCATCCAACCGGATTGAGTTCTACCTAAATGGAATGCTTGACCTCCTTCAGGAAACGCTTGCACCATAACACCATTAAATTCATCATCACCGTTTCTATGGTTGATTCCACCTAAAACAAATTCAGTAGCTATCCTACCTCTTTTATCTCTACCCCAATGATCAATACATCTGTAAGGATTAGCATTACCTGCAGTGTGATGTAAAAAAATATATTCGTTTTTGATTGGACCTTTTATATATTCACCTTCTGGTAAATAATGCTTATGAATTAATTGATCATAATTAGTTGTAAAGTAGTTTGTAGATATATCAGTATCTTCATCTATACCTAAGTCTTCACTATATGGTTTGTTAAATAATAATACCCACATATCACTATCAACCATTCCTGTTACAGATAATCCATTTGATAGTTGGTATTTAATAACAGCTTTTTCTGTTAGTGGACCGAAGTGACCATCTGCTTCAATATTTAATTTATCTTGCAGATGTCTTACATTAACTTTCTTATCTCCTTTTTTGAGTAGCATAATATTGAGTTTAAGTTAATCAATATTCTTTGCTGCATTCTCCATAGCTTCTTTAAAAGCTTTTGCTTCTTCAGAGTCTGATGCTACGCCACCTTCTTTTTGGTCAGCATATTGCTGGGACATAAACATCTGAGCTTGCATACGTTCTGCTCTAGCTTTTTCTATATCAGCTAATAGCGTTTCATATTCAGCTTGAATTTTTAAATGCTGGATGTTGTCTTTGTAAAAAGCAGTGATTTCTTCTCTCCTAGCGTTAAGTTCTTCTTTGCTAAGATTTGGTTCCTTATCTTCTAAGTTGGTTTTTAACATTGTATAGTTTTTTAGTTAAACGTTATACAAATATATATAAATAGTTTAACTAAAAAAAGTTTAATGCCAATTTTTATTTTTTTGATTTAGCGCCAGAGCATTTCCAACGTTTACGAGATAAGTTATTCGGTGTGTTAGGATCATTTCTTTTTTTCTTAGACACTCTTTTTTTGATGCCCAAACTCCTAGCACAGTAGCTATCACCTTTGGAGGTGCCAGGTTTTACCCGTGGCCCTCCTCCTTTAGCTTTGCCTGCCTGACCGTAACTAACTTTTTTACCGCTAGCTGTTACTTTGACTTTTGCTTTTCCCTTTCTAGGTGTTGCCATTATAGTGCAGTATATACAGGTGCTCCCGCATCATCTATTGTTTGTTTGAATCTTGTACCATTTGGTGAAGTAAAGATTACTCCTTCAGATGCTGTTGTAAGATCAATTGCTCCGCTAACGGATCCTCCTGTAAGAGGTAAAAAATTTAAACCTGCATTAGTAAAAGTTTTAATACTACCCATAGTAACAAGTTCTGTCTCTACTTTTGGATGAGGCTTCATTCTTTCTTGAGCACCTGCGTATCTTGCTAGTGTAATATAATCATCTGTTCTAGGTGTTACTACTTTCTTTCTAGAAAGCATTCCCATCATGTCTTGTAATATTGTTCCCATTTTATTTTTTCTTTTTAATTGATCCGCCTTTTTTCTTAAATCCAGCTTGCATATTTTTGTAAGCCTTTGGGCTAACAGTACTATTCTTTTTTGACCTTGATGTTCCTGCTTTCTTACGAGCATTTATATTTGCGTATAATCCTTTACCTGCCATAATTAATCTTCTATACCTAAGTTAATACTCTCTGGATATTTAGTGTGCATTATATTGCGAAGATTAGCACACCTTTCGTATTCCTCTTCTCCAATATAAAAATCAATCATATTCTCCAACTCACTTAGTGCTGGCCCTAATTCAGGATCAAATGCTAATACTGCTTCTAAATCATTTCTGTACTTATCTTCTATCATCTCATCAAAGCTTATGGCCTTAATTAATAATCTATAAGAGTTGTCAAAAGCATCAGCTAATATTTCTTCTTGTAATTCTGCTTTTCTAATTTCCTTCATAGGATCAAAGCTTCCGTCACTTGCATCATTATTATCCATACAAATTATTTCTTTTATTAAAGTAGTACCAACTATCTCTATATGACAATATACAAAATTAATTATTTATTTAAAAGAAAAAATGCACATACATGAAAACAAGGGTAATTAAAAAAAAAATTTTCCTACCAAAAAAAATGGTGTGTGTTGCATAGGTGAGAGGTCCTATGCTTCTACTCCCCAGCAAATTTATGGCGCGAGGGTACCCCCTGTAAGTAATCGTCATTAACTTAATTTAATTCTTATTATTATGAGTGTATTCTTTAGAAAAGTAAACATTAACGCTGCAAGAAACAGCGCAACAGTAATTGTATCATCATCTGCTCTAAGCAACAAGGTGACAACACTGGCAGGGATGCCTGTGGCAACACGTAGCAACAGTGATATATCATTTGGCGTCTTAAGCCTTATGGACCCTGAAACTGGTGAGACTATGAGAGCTGACCATCCAACCATTGCTGCTATTAAGCAGACTCTTAATGTGGGTGATGAGATGGATGGATTCCAAATGACGGATAACTTCGTGATGGATATGGTAACCAAGGAACCAACAACTCTGAGATGGGTTGAGGCAGTATAGTATAATGGAGGAGGGTGTAACAACTCTCCTCTTATTGTTACTTGTTTGTTACTTGAGCTCATACTTTTAGACACAAACAAAGATAAATAACCGGTCATTCCTATCTATCTGCTCTTCAGCTGCTCCTTTCAGTCGCTTCTCTCTGCTCCCTAGCTAATAGTTGCAGTTACTCACCTAATTGTTTATTAAAAAGTAATTTATATTCAAGTGTGTGATACATTGTGAAGATGAC